CCAACCGATGATCCCCCGAGCGTAAACAAAAGCTAAACCCATAAACTCCCCCCCCCATGAAAGACGCCGCCAACTACGTCACGCTGAACATCGCCCACCACATTATCAAATGGGCCATCACCCGGATCCGGTCCGGAAGCATGACCCCGGAACAATTTGCCGAGAGCCAGACGACGGACGCCCACCCTCGGGATGCGAAGCGGGCTACTTTGACACTTGGCATTCGGCAGATCATGCACGAAAAGCCTGAGAACTTGCCGGAGACCCTGCGATGACTCAGACCGAGTACGTCAAGCATTCCGGGCTCACCAAGGGCCGGGTCTCCCAGTTGGTGAAAGCCGGGATGCCGTTGACCTCGCCCGAGGCCGCAGACCAATGGCGTGGCATGGGTGCCCAGAAGCGCCCGGGGGTCATCCCGAAATCTGCTTCGGGATCATCCCCAGAGCCGGGGCCGTACCGACCGCCCGAGGCCCAAGCTCCGACTGACCCAAACGTGGTCTCCGCGGACACTCCGCAGGGAGCCTACGAACGCCAACGGCAAATTGAGCGGGCCGCTTACGCGCTGGCGGTCCGGTCACTCAAAGCCTCCCAGCCCGATGCCGGCCGTCTGGTGTCGATTCACGCTCAAGCCGCCCGGAACCTGACCCAAGCCCGGCAGGAGGTCATTACACTGTCAGAACGCGAGCGGACACTTGTTTCGGGCGACTGGGTGCGCAAGGTGATGACCGACCACGACGGGGCGGTCGCAACCTTACTGAAGGCCATGCCAAAACAACTCGCCGGCCGGATCTCACCGCACGACCCAGAACACGCCGAAAAGGAACTGGACCGCTGGGTTCAGGAGGTCGCTTTGGCAACGCTCTACCAAACAGACCCATGGAAGTAATCCCCATGGACGACCTCCAACGCGATCTTCTGGAGTTCTTGCGCGGGCTCTACCGCCCTGCGCCCCGGCAGACCGTGGTCCAATGGGCCGAGGCCAATCTCAAACTGACCTCCCGGCAGACCGAACACCCGGGGCCGTACTCGACCAGCGTTCGCCCCTACGTTCGGGAACCGCTCGAATGCTGGAAGGACTCCGGGGTCGTTGAGATGACGCTCTGCTGGGGATCTCAGACCAGCAAAACGACCACCCTGATGGCGGGTCTTGCGTGGTTGATCGACACCGAACCAAGCCCGGCGTTGTGGCTGATGCCCACCGAGAACCTTGCCCGGTCGTTTTCCAAAAGCCGCTGGATGCCGATGCTGGAAGACTGTCCGGCAATCGTGGCGCATTTCCCAAGCGACAAGGACAAGTTGACCCATCTCGAACAGCACTTTGACCGCTCGACGCTGACGTTTGTGGGGTCCAACAGCGCGGCAAACCTCGCTTCCCGACCCGTCCGGGTGCTGGTGGCTGACGAGGTGGACAAGTTTGCCCAGGCATCGGAACGGGAAGCCGACGCGCTCGACCTAGCCGAGCAGCGCCTCAAGGCGTTCTCGTCGTCCAAGTTGTTCTTGACCTCGACACCGACGACCACCGAGGGCCGAATCTGGCAGCGGTTCCTTCGAGGGGACCAGCGCCGGTACTACCTGCCATGCCCGCATTGCAAGGTGCCGATCCGACTGGAGTGGCGTCAGGTAAAATGGGACGAGACCGCCAAGTTGGAAGACGGCAAGTGGGACTTCGGTCGGGTCCGCGCATCCGCCCGTTACGAGTGCCAGCTTTGCAAGGGGGCGATGACCGACGCTCAGAAGGTCGCCGGACTCCGCCACGGCCAATGGATCCCGGAAAACAAGGGGGCCCTCCCCGGGGTGCGGTCTTACCACCTGTCGAGCCTTTACAGCCCGGACCGGAAATGCACATGGGGACATCTGGCCGTCCAGTTCATCGAGTCTCAGGAATCACTGATCGGGCTCCAAGGCTTCATCAACGGCAACCTCGCTGAGCCGTGGGAGAACCAAGCCGCGCCCCGACAGCGCGAGGAGTTGATTGTCGCCGGCACCGAGGGCCTGGCCGAGAAAGCGATCAAGTTCCTCACCGTTGATTGCCAAGCCTCCAGCCCGCACTTCTGGTTCGTAGTGAGGGCATGGAACGAGGACGGGTCATCCCGAGCAATTGAGGCCGGGCCGCTCGACACTTGGCACGACGTGCGTGAAAAACAGGGCCAGCACGGGGTGCAGGACGTTCACGTCGTCATCGACTCGGGCTATGACGCCCCGACCGTGTATTCGGAATGCCTTCGGTGGGGCCGATTCTTCCCGAGGACCGGCCGGGTCCCGCTTTGGGTCGGATGGATGCCCGCAAAGGGAATGCCCCGGAAAGGGTGGCGCAACCCGAAGACCGGGGTGGAAGATCCGTTTTTCCTCCGAGGCATTGACCCGCGGGTGGGCGACAACGCCGGGCGCCAGGGCAAACTTGAGCTGAAGCTCTTGGAGTTCGGCACCGACGTGACCAAGGACATCCTCGAACGACTCCGCAAAGGCAAGACCGCCACCCGGTGGGAGGTCGCCGACAATGTAGCCTCCCCGGAATACTGGCGGCACCTGGACTGCGAACAAAAGGTTGCACGAATGTCCAGCGCCACCGGCCGGACAACTTGGACGTGGCTGCCCCGATCCTCAAAATGGCCGAATCACTTGGCCGACTGCGAAGTCATGCAGGTAGCCGCCGCGATCTTCCACAACCGCATCCGAATCACCGCATCCAATGCAGACTGACCTGTTTTCCACCAAAGAACTCGCCGCGATGCTTAAGCGGGCTCCGTCCTACGTCTACGCGATGAGGGCCAAGGGCTTTCCCATGCCGGGAGGCCGAGCGCGAGTCTCCGAGGCTCTGGCGTGGCTCACCAAGCACCCGCAACCGAGGGCCGAAAAAGGGCACGGGAAGAAATGAGCAGGGATGGGACAACGCCTCGATGGCGTCCGGTTCCTAATCGTGTGGACCTTCAATCGTGGCTGTTTCGACCGCATTCACCCGTGGGCTACTCCGTCGCATTTACTCGACGGTGACGGACGGGGTCACGCTTTTGGATCGGCTCACGTCCCTTAGCAACGCGGCTGTTCAGAGCGTGGAATCTGGCAGGGTGTTGCAATCGACCTCGGGCAATGGCCGATCGGTTGAGTTCCAAGTCAACGCGCAGGAAGGGGTCACGCCGACTGAGATGGCGGAAACGTATTCGAGGCTCCTTGACCTCTACGATCAAGCCGTTGCTGCCAGCAACACGACCGATGCAACGCGCTACGGGTTCATGATGGGCCAATTGAAGGCGATTCGGTCCTTCCGCAACGACTTCTCGAATCTGATCCGATGAACATTTTCCAACGTCTTCAGGCAGCTACCCGGTTCGTTGTCGCCCCGAAAGCACGATATGAAGGGGCTCGGCATTCCACCCACCGGTCAACGCTTCATGGTTCGGTCCAATCGGCTTCGTTCGACATCGACCCCTACACCCGCTACGAGTTGGTCCGTCGGTCCCGGTACTTCGAGCGCAACAATGCGTTCGTGAACCGGATCGCTGACCTTTTCGAGCAATACACCGTTGGACAGGGGCTCGCGTTTTTCCCATCGTCGTCCAGCCCAACATGGAACGCGGCCGCGCTGAATTACTGGCGGGACTGGCAACGGTTTGCTGACTTGTCGTCCCGGCTGTCGTTTGGATCTCTCCAGGGCATCATCGCCCGGGCGCTTTTCGTCGATGGCGAGATGTTTGTCATTCTCACCCGAGGTGAGACCGGCAAACCGCGCATTCAGTTGGTGGAATCGCACCGAGTAGAAACCCCACCTATCCAAGCCGCCCGAAAAATCATCGACGGCATCGAGGTTGACGACCGCGGCCGGCCGGTTGCCTATTGGATCACCAACGAAGACGACCAACGTAAGAAGACTTTTCAACGGGTGGAAGCCGAGTTTGTCGTCCATGTCTTCGAGCCTGGGCGCCCGGGGCAGTATCGGGGCCTGCCGGCGCTCTACCCGGTGATGAATGATCTTCACGACCTCGACGACCTCCAAATCTTCGAGATGCAAGCCGCCAAGGCCGCTTCGAAGGTCCAAAACGTCATCAAGACCAAAGAGGGCGAGGTCACCGACGACGACATCATCCGCGGGACCGTCACCGGATCCGACGGGACAGAGCGGGCCGACTACTACAAGGACGTTTTCGGTGGAGAGATCGCCGTTCTCAAGCACGGGGACGAGTTCAACCAGTTTCAGGTTGAGCGCCCGTCCGCGGCCACCTCGGGCTATTGGGACTACCTGACCGCCAAGGTCTGCGCAGGGATCGGGGTGCCCAAGGAAATCGTCTTGCCCACGTCGATGCAGGGGACTTCGATGCGGTCGGTTCTCGACATCGCCAACGCCTTTTTCCGGTCCCGGTCGGCCGTCATTGCTGACCACCTTCGCCGGGTCTATGAGTACGTCATTGAGACCGGCATCCGCACCGACCCCGCGCTCAGTGGTCGTCCAGATGACTGGTACAGGTCCACCTTCCGCGCTCCGAGATCCATCAACGTGGACGTGGGACGCAACTCCGCCGCCGCGGTTGCTGAGTTCAAAACCGGCATGAGGACGCTTCAAAGCATCTACGCAGAGACCGGTGAAGATTGGCGCGAACAGTTGCGGCAAAAAGCGGCCGAAATCGCCTACGCGCAGGAGCTTGCAACCGAGTTCAATCTGGAGCGGGCCGAAATCATGACCCTCGACCCGAATGAGTTGTCATCCCTGAACCAAGTTCCAGCACCATGATCGAGCCGATCACAAAATCTTTTCGAGTCCGCCGTGGAGACGATTGGGAAGGTGAGACTTTCCGGCTGATTTCTCCGGACGGGGCTTCATTTTGGGCAAATACTGTCGTTCGGTCACAAATTCGGACCACCCACGAATCGCCGACCGTTGCTCACGAGTTCACTTTGACCCCAGTTGTCACAACCGAAGGGGCAAATGGGGTGCTGACCTTGACTCTGACCATGTCGGGGACCCAATCGGCTCTTTTAACGCCGGGGAACTACGTCGGGGACATCGAGGTCAAATCAGACGGGTTTCGGAAATCGAGCTTTTGCAATTTTCAATTCGCGGTTTTCGCCGACGTAACAAGGTGATCCATGTCTGACATCACCATCGAGGTAATTTCTCCGCCCGTCACCAACGTGACGATCCAGTCCGCCCCCGGAACAGCGGGGACGACGGTTGCGTGGGACAGTGTTACCGGCAAACCGCTCACGTTTGCGCCCTCGGCTCACACGCATCCCATTTCCGAGGTCACCGGGCTCCAAACCGCGTTGGATGGTAAGCAACCAACCGGGGCCTACGCTTCGACGGTTCACGGACACGCGATCTCCGACGTTTCTGGGCTTCAGACTGCGCTGGACAACAAATCAGCCGTTGGACATGGGCATTTAATCGGTGACGTGTCGGGACTTCAGACCGCGTTAGACGGAAAAGCCGCGTCGGTCCATGGTCACGTTGTCGGGGACGTTTCTGGGCTCCAAACGGCGCTTGACTCGAAGGCAAGCACCACCCATGCGGCTGCCCACGTCACCGGAGGGGCCGACAAGATCCGAGACGCATCGGCTTCTCAGGATGGACTGATGACCGCCGCTCAGGCGTCCAAACTGGACGGGATTCAGGCGGGCGCAGAGGTCAACGTTAACGCGGACTGGAACGCTGTCACCGGTGACGCCGTAATTCAAAACAAGCCGGCTACGTTTCCGCCGTCCACTCATGGCCACGCGATTTCCGATGTCTCAGGGCTCCAGACCGCCCTCGATGGAAAAGCAGCCACCGGCCATGGGCATTCAATCGCAGACGTCACCGGTCTCCAGACGGCGCTGGACGGAAAACAAGCGGCTGGATCGTATGCTTCGACCGTTCACGGGCACGCAATCAGTGATGTCACAGGGTTGCAAACCGCTCTCGACGGTAAAGCCGCAAGCGCCCATTCGCACGGCATCGCAGACGTGACCGGGCTGCAGACGGCCTTGGATGGCAAGGCAGCTTTGATTCACACCCACGCGATTGGAGACTTGAGTGGAGTGTCCATTACCAGCCCCGCAAACGACGAAGTTCTTGCTTTTGAGTCATCCACGGGACTCTGGAAAAACAAAACCCCCACGGGTGGAGGTGGCGGAATCACCAACGAGCAGTCAGTCATCAACGCTCTCATTTTCGGCTGAACCATGAAATCATTCATCACCCCTTCCTACACGTTCACGCCCGGGGCATCAGGCGTCGGGACTCTCACCTTGACGGGTATTGAGGAGTTCAATGCACGCCAGCTTGTGGCAGTCATCAACCAAACACGTGGCGCGGTGATCTATGCGACGGGCGGTGCAGCCACACGGTACACGTCCCTGACAGGCAACACGCTGACACTCAACGTCGATACTTCCACGCACAGCGCCGGAGATGTGTTGCAGGTCATCTACGAGGTTACGGACCCGCTCCCGGTCTCCGACGATACCGTGGGAAAACTCCTGATGCGTATCCTGCAGATGCTCATGGCCCCGCTGGGCTACGATAAATCGCAGGGTCGGCAGCGCGGAACGGTGGTGCTGGAATCGGGCACGGTTACCACGGTGGGCACGGTTACCACATTAGCAAACATCGCTGCAGTCGGGGGCTACTCCGCGCAGATGCAAATTTTTGACACCAACCGCACTTCATGGGCGCAATGCGTCCGGTCCAGAATAAGCTAAAATATGGCAAACACCTTCAAGAAAGTCATCGACCAACTCGTCTGGCGGCAGGTCAACCCAGCGCCAAACGCCCATGCGGCTGCGGCTTCAATGGCTTCAGACCTGCGCTCCGATGTGTCTCGCAACCCGTTTGTCTACCAGACGATCAGCAACACGGTGGTGAACAGGTTCAACATCGTTACCAAGGCGTGGCAGCCAATAGCATCAATGGCCCTGGCGGGCACCTTCGGCGCTGGCGCGGCCTCGGCTTTTGTTCCGTCCCTCGGGCTGGTGGGCACCATTGCCGCAGGCGCAACCACCACCTCGGTCGTGATCTCCACCGCGTTCCCCACTGCGGTCGGCACCAACATGCTGGCCAACCGTGGTGGCTCTGGTGAGTACGGCTTCAAGCTGCGAATCATCGACACCGTGGCGGGCAAAACGGCTGAACGCTACATCACGGGCAACACCGCAGGCACCACGCCTACCATTCAGGTGCTGAGTGGTTTTGGTTTCACACCCTCCGCTGGAGCCCGGTACGAGATCATTGCGGGACGCCTCTTCAATCTGGGTGCAGGCACCGTCGCCGCCAACATCTGGCGCTCGTTCGAAGTCGCCAGCAACACCCTGTCCACCGGCCTGTCCACCACCAACCTGCCGGCCACTATCAGCACCGACTCCGACATCATGGTGCTGGACGAGCAGTACACCCCATTCGACTGCAGCCCCGGCGACGGCATGGTCAAGGGCGCGTACAACTACGACACGGGCGTGGTAAGTCGCTATGCCCTGACGGCCACCGCAGCGGGCGCATCCACGCTCACAGGCCAGGCCACGCTGGGTGACGCGGTCGTTGTGGCCAACGAGTTCCGCAACTTCCAAATCCGGGTGGTTGAAGACACCGTGAACACCACGGCGGTCGGCCAGCGGCGCATCATCGCCAGTCACACGGCAGGCCCTTCGGCGGTCTACACCCTGGGCACCGCCTGGACGGTGACGCCTTCGTCGTCGGCCAAGTTCGTCATCGAGCTGCCCAACCTGCTGCTGATGCGCTCCACGGCCACCACGACTGTCTACACCTACAACTACGGCGACGCGGCGGTCAACAACGGCACCAACAGCATTGCAGCCGGGGCGTGGTCGACTACCTACTTCGGGGCCGCCCCAGCGGCTCAAGCAGCGGGCGGCATGTGGATGCCGTCTTGGGGCATCCAGCCAGACGCAGCCCGCAACGCCCGGCACTCGTTCTGCTATTTCTTCCGAGGCGGCGCGGTCACGCTGGACGTCTTGGACATTGCTGCAAGCATCACCGGCACATGGACGGGCAACATTGCTTACGATGGCAACACGATGACCATCGGCGTGGGCTCTTGCGGCGGGTACGCGCCGTTCGAGAACGAGGGGCGCATGTTCTACATCAACGCCTACGTCGCCAGCGCCGCCAACCAGTTCTTCCGCTTCGACGTGCAGAACCGAGTGCTCAGCCCGTACACCAACACCGACTTCATCCAGTCCGGTACGGCAGCCCTCGGCAAGCGCATCGCAGCCTACGCGGCGCTGGACGGCACCGACACCTATGACGTGGTGATGCTTCAGTCGCACCTTTCCACCATCTCCCAAGAACTTGTGGTCCTTGTATGAGCATCCCTGAACTAATCAAGCTGATGGAGGCGCACCTCGCTGCGCTGAACACGGCGCGGGCAACGGCAGCGGCAATTGGGGACGTCGCCCAGGTCACCCGACTGGACTTCGACGTGACGAAAACACAGACCACGCTGGACCAACTCCGAACGCTTTAACGGTGCCCTAGCATAACTTTACGGGCGCAAAAGGTGAAGCTCGGGAAAACGCAGGAATGGAAACACCCAACGAAGGAGTCTGTCATGGCTGAGATGAAAACGTGGTTTGAGATTCAGGCAAAGGCTTCCTCCCCCGAGGAGGCTGACGTTTTCCTTTACGACGAGATCGGCGGGTGGGGCGTCAACGCTAAGTCCTTCATCGACGCCGTCCGGGCGACCGGTGCAAAGCGCATCAATCTCCGCATCAACTCGCCGGGCGGGTCGGTGTTCGACGGCATTGCCATCTACAATTTCCTGCGCGGCCTTGATGTCACCGTCCAGATTGACGGACTGGCCGCGTCCATTTCTTCGATCATCGCGCTGGCCGGCAAAACGGTCCGCATCGCCGGAAACGGGTTCTTCATGATCCACAACCCGTGGGGCGGAGTTTTCGGTGAGGCCGATGAAATGCGCGAGGCCGCCAACTTGCTCGACAAGATCCGCGAAAGCCTCGTTGGCACCTACGCCAGCAAGACGGGCAAGAATTACGACACCATCAAAAAGTGGATGGACTCCGAAACGTGGTTTTCCGCGGCTGAAGCCAAGGAAGCCGGTTTCGTGGACGAAGTGACCGACGAAATCGCCTTCGCCGCTTCCGCTTGGTCGTTCCAAAACGCGCCCGAAGCGATCAAATCCGGATCGCAGAAAAACATTTCCAAACCTCAACCCAAACCCATGAACAAATTGCTCCAGAGCCTTGCCGCTGCCGGGCTCATCTCATCCGCTGACGTTGCCGAGGACACCGCCGTCACCGAGTTCGACATCAACTTTGCCAACTTCAAGAAGGCCAAGGCCGACGCTCAGGCCGCTCTTGACGAGATCGCCAAGGCCAAAGTTGCCACTATCGTGGACGCCGCCATCGCTGACGGTCGCATTGCTGCCGCCGTCAAAGACGCATGGATCGCCCAGATCCAGGCCGACGCCAAAGCGGCCGAGTTGCTCGCCGCCATTCAGGCACCGAAGCCCGGATCCGATCCCGTTGGATCTCCGGCCGGCGCTGGCGGCAAGACTTCCGACGATCTTCGCGCTGAGTTCGACCGGATCACCGATCCCAAAGCGCGGACTGCTTTCTGGTCCCAACACAAGGCCCAGTTGCTGAAGAAGTAACCTCACCAACAACCCAAACACACCATGCCCAACACCCTCGACTCTGGCCTGAATGGGACGCTCATCTCCCAGGCTGGCCTTGACGCCTTCGTCGGAGCTTTTGCTCCCATGTCGGCATTCACCACCGACTTTGATCCGGCTCCGGCTTCGAAGTCTGAAACCATCCAGGTCCCCTACGTTCCGGCCGCTTCCGCCGCCGCGGACTTTGTTGCTGCCACCGGCTACAGCCGCCAGGACAGCACGCTGAACAAGCGCACCATCACCCTGAACAGGCACAAGTTCGTGTCTTGGTATCTGTCCGACGTGTCCATCTCCAAGAGCCCGTCCGTCACGCTGGAGCGCTTCGGAATGCAGAAAGGCTACCAGTTGGCCAAGGCCGTGTTTCAGGACGTGCTGTCCGCGGTCACCCTCGCCAACTTTGGAGCCGCTGCCCACACCGGCGTTGCCGCAAACTTCGACTACGCGGACATCGTGGACATCAAGGACTCGTGCGACACCGCCGAGATGCCCGAGATGCCCCGAAGCCTCGTGCTTTCGTCCGGCTACTACAACGCGCTCCTGAAGGATTCGATCATCAAGGACGCGGGTGCCCTCGGTGCGACCGCCAACCAGACCGGCAGCCTCCCCAACCTGTCCGGCTTCATGACCTACCGGTCGTCCTTGATCCCGGGCAACGCGCAGAACCTCGTTGGTTTTGCCGCGTACCCGTCCGCGCTGGTGACCGCGATGCGTTACCTCCAGCCCTCGGGCCGCAGTCAGGACGGCATCTACCGCCCCGTGGCTGACGAAAACACCGGAATCACCCTCGGCTACCGCGAGTACTACGACAACGACAAGGGCGAGGTTGTCGCCGTGCTGGAGTGCTTCTACGGCTTTGCCTTGGGTGAAGCCGCTGCCCTCAAGCGCATCGTCTCGGCCTAATCGCCATGCGACTCGGCATTCTCATCGCTGACGGCAAGGTCGTCCTTGGACCCGCTCAGGCCTCAAAGGTCGAAGCTGAGTTCAAGGCGGCCGTGCTGTCGGGCGCAAACGGTGCGAGCGTCATCGAGCTTTGGTCCGAGGACCGAGGTCGAGAGAAGCGCCACAAGTTCACGCAAGGGGCCGCGCCGGTCTCCGCAACTGTGGCTGACAAGCCGCGGAAGAAATAACACCGAGCCAACCCATGAACGCGGCCGACACGGCACTTGCAACCGGATTCACCACCTTGCTGGCAACGGCAGGGGACACGGTGACTTTCCGGGGTGCTTCCGTGTCGGCCGTGGTCAACTGGGTGCCGTTCGACGAAAAGCCTTTTCCTGACAGCCCAGACTTCGACCGCGAAGCAACCTCCCGCGTCGAGTTCGTTGACGGGGCAGTCTCTCCGGCGCCCCGCGTTGGTGAGATTATCACCCAGGGCACCAAATATCACCGCATCCAGTCGGTCCGGTTTAACGGTTTGGCGTGGCTCATGGACTGCGAGGTGACGACGTGACTCTGACCTTCCAGACCAACCTCGACGAATTTAACGCCGCGTTGACTCGCTACGCCGCGTTGTCGAGCAAAGGAGCGGCCGAGGCCGTCGCCAAAAAGGGGGCCGACTTCGGGTTCCGGTTGTCCCGAAAATTGCTAACTCTCGCCCCGGACAAAGGGTCCGTCCGCGAGAACCGCCTAGCCGCGCTGGCTTCCGGTGGAGGCCTCAAGATCCGCGACAAGATCCGCCAGCGTGTCTACGCCAAGCTGGGAGTCTCTCAGACCCTCGCCGGTCGCAAGCTCCGCATGGGCGGCAAAAAGCTGACCGCATCCAAGCTGACCGGTGGCAAGCGCCTCAACCTTCAGGCTTTGCTGGTCCGCGCCGAACTCAACGCCCGTGAAAGCGGCCGTGGGTTCTCCGCGTTTTCCGCCCGGTACAAATCACTTTCCCAGCAACTGGCCGCTGACCGTTTTGGTGAGCAACGCCGAAAGATTATCGACCGATACAGCCGGTTCCTGTCCGAGGTCGGTTTCAAGCGGGATCGCGATTCATCTCACCTGACGTTCCGATGGGGCGGCAACGAGTCATCCGGCAAACTGGCCGCATCACTCCAGAAGCCGCGCCAACAGGCCGCCATCGCCGACGCGCTCAACGAAGCCCGCGCCGACATGATGGACTACATTATCCGGAAGCAAACACAAGCCGCCCAGACCATGGTAATCTGACCCCATGCTTTCTCTCGCCTCCATGCAGTCAACGGTAGCCGCGGCAATCACTGCCCACGTTTACTTTTCGACAGCCCCAAGCGTGGTCTGCATCGCTGACGACGGGCTCCAAGATTCTGCGATTGAAAACCAACTCCGCTCCAAAGGCTGCGTGGTTGTTGTGCCTCCGATCCTCCGGGCAATGCGCCGGGACATCGGTGGCGGCAAGCTTCTGCTGGATGCCGAGATCGTTGTTCGGGTGCTTATCAACCCGCACGTCAACGCATCGGTCGGAGGGGCCAATCGCAACATCTATTCAGCCGTTGCCGCCGCGACTCAGGCCGTTTTGTCGTGGACCCCTTCAACTGCCGGTGACCGCCGCTTTGAGACTGCTGACGACTTCCTCCAGATCGCAGTCAATGACACCGGGCTCCTCGGTTACCACATCCTTTTCACCAAACTTTCCACCCTGAACTGATCCCAACCCACCCATGAACACCGCATCTGTAATCCTCGGCAATCACGGCTTTTTCTTCCGCGATGGCGCGAGCTTCACCGTCCCGTCTGCCGGCACTGCTGGCCGCACTTCCAAGCCCGGAGCCGCTGACACCGGATGGATTGACCTTGGCATTTTGTCCGAGGTGACCATGCAGCACGAACGCGAGGAGCGCGACATCTTCGCCCCGACCCCGGGCGTGATGCGTCTCTACGACGTCATCGAGACCAAGCGCCAGTTGTCCGTCAACCTGACCGCCCAGGAGCTTAGCCCGCTGGCGTTTGAGTTGATCTTTGGCACCCTTGCCCTGACCTCGGCCTCGACCCAATACAACCCGCTCGAAGGCGCGACCAAAAAGGGATGGCTCAAGGTGCAGCAATACAACCAGACCGACGCCATTGTCAACACGGTGGACCTCTACGTGCAGATCAAGGTCTCCGGTGAAATCACCTTTGGTGACAACGTGGTGACCGCTCAGTTCGAGGCCCGCGTTCTCCACTCGACGCTCAACACCGGCACCCTCGCCTAATCGCAACACGCCATGCCAGCCGACCCCATTACGCCCGGCTTGGCCGCGGCTTGGTCCAACACAGGCCCGACGGCCTACGGTGTGCCTTCGAGGTTCACCGCAGCCGTTCGGGCGCAGTCTTCCCAAACGATTGGGGCGACCCTTACCGGCACCTTCGACGGAGTCGGTTTGCAGGGAACGCTTGCGACCGTCGCAAATCGTGCGGTCTTGCTCACCGCTCAATCGGGGACGACGCAAAACGGCATCTACGTCACCGGTGCAGGGTCGGTTGCGGTGGACATAACCGCATCGTTTGGCTCTGGAACCAAGGTCGTCACCGGTCTAACGGCCGGGCGCTTGTATTACTGGATTCAATCCAACGGATTCAGCGTCACCAACGGCACCGACACGCTGACCAGCAGCGGGTTTATTGTAGCGTCACCCGGCAATTCGTTGACGTTCACCGGTCCGGCTGCGGTGTTTCAGACAGACAATCTCTACGAAGCCGGCCTTGTCCGTCTCACATTGTTTGACCAGCCGAACGAGTTCCCGGTTGAATTAGTCGTCAACGTCACGGGTGGCACGTCTGCGGCAACTTGGTGGCAGTTGGTGTCCGTGGTGACCACGGTGGGATCTTCGCCGATCACCTTCAGTCAGATCACCGTTGGAAGCCTCGACATCGGCTTCGAGGACAACGCCTTTGACAACACGCCTCCGGGATCCGCCACGCCCAGCAACGCGGCAGCATTCGACAACACACTGCCGGTTCCGGTAATGCCGAGCTTGTCCCAGTCATTCGTCAACACCACGCCCGATGGCAAGACCCCGAGCAACGCCGCAGCCTTTGACAACACCCCGGCTGGGGCGCTGGTTCTCCAAGGCGAGACATCACCGGTCGCCGGCGTCACCACGCCCGCCAGCCCAACCGCCGTAAGTCACAGCGCCACGTTGGTGGCAGGAACCAACTACCTCGTCCAAGTCGGAGCTCGACTCGCTCCGGTCACGATCACCTTGCCCGACCCCGGCAGCCTTGCCCAGCGCATCGAAATTGCGGACATCACAAGCCAAGCCGCGACCAACACAATCACGGTCAACGCCGGAACAAAAGACATCGAGACCACGGGACAAACGTCCTACATCATCAACCGCAACGACGCGGTCCTTGTTCTGTCCTACACCGGAACCAAGTGGAAAATCCTCTGACATGATCTCAAAACACGCAATCGGAACGACCGCAACCCTCGTCAGATCCGCGGAAGAACGTCGTTGGATCATCATCCAAAACCTTTCGGACACCGACGTCTTTTTGGCGTTGGATGGATCAACCGACGTGACCACTGCTTCAGGATTGAAGCCCGGTGTTCGGTTAGCCGCAAACGGTGGGACTCTTAGCGTTGGTGAAAGTCAACGCGACACGACCACCAATTTCCCGGTCTACGCAATCCACGGTGGCAC